GTAAACATGGCAAGAGAAATAAACTTAACAGATATTGGAGATCATTTTGGAGAGAAAGTCCAGAAGGTTGTTAGAAAAGCAACATTCAAAGCAGAGGCTGAAATAAAAAAATTTACTCCCGTTGATACTGGAAATTTAAGAGACCTATCTAGGACTTCTTGTTGCTGGAGGTCGACCATTCTAGAGTAATCAAATGTGTCTTCGACCTGAGAAGGTCTCCATGCTCCTTGATTGACTAAGTCTGTATCTTGGTCTAAATCAACGACACGTTTAAGAGTTAATTTTTCTCCTGATGCAAGATTGGTTGATCCACTAGCAGGAAATGTTATGGATCCATTTCCAGGGTACGAACTAACTACAACAGAATAGTTCGAAGTTCCAGACCCCTCTGATAGCGTCGATTCAACCCCTGCGGTTGTTGTTTTTGTAACCACTAAGTCAGAAGCCTGATTGATGATAAAAGTAAAAGAGAAGGAAGTAGTGCTTCCGTTACCTGACTTAATCTCTTTTGGGTTTTGTGTTGTTAAAGTCATTTTGCTGCTCCAGAAGCTGCATTCGGAATTGGAGAATTACGTAAAACATCTAAATATTGACGAATTTCTTGTTTTATTTCTGGTTCGGCTTTTGCTATTGCTGCTAACCTAGTTATGTGGGGTGCATACTTGGCTGGTTGGGTTATGGGAGTTGTTAGCCATTTGATAAATCTAGGATTGGTGATTAATTTCGCTGCAGCTCTTGGTGCCAATATTGTCGTTACAACTGCACCTCCTGCACCAGACACGTCTCCAGTTCCCAAAGCACCAAGTCCCCCAGCAAGAGTTGATATGGTTGTAAAAGCTATCAAATTTCTTCCAGTATTAGAAGTATTAGTTAATTTTTCCATCCCTTTCAACGAGCTCATAGCCTCAACTAGTGTTTCGAGCCCTTTATATGCTTCCTCATATCTGCTTCCTCCAAATAAAGCCTTTTTAGCTTCTGGAGCTAATTTTGACCAACTCGTCATAAAGGTAGAAACTGAAAACGCAGTTCCTGTTGCATCTTGCGCTCCAGAAGTGGCCAGCCCCATCCGATGCAAAACTGTAGCTGCGACAGTATCCCATTCTTCAGGTAGAAAATTTTCACGAAGTTTTTGAAGAGCTGTCCCTCCATCTTTAGCAACTTGCATTGCAAAGCCTAATGCACGTTCATCTGCATCAAAATTATTTATTTTTTCTAAAAGTTTGTGATTGTTTTTCATCCATTCTTTTACAAATTTATCTGCTGACTTTAATTTGCGAGCTGCTTTTGGGCCAACTTGTGCTGCAGCCGCCGACATATCTTCTGTTAATGCACCATAAATCAATTTCTGATATTGATTTTGGGCACTGGTTCCTCCAGAAAGAACTGGATTTGCAAGATTTTTCCCTATGTCTGTGCGTATCTGCCGAAGACGTTCAAAAATTAATCCTCCTGTTTCATTTGCATCTTTCTCGAGATTTTTAAGCTGTTTAATAACAGGTTTTAAAGTAGGACCTAAAGACCTAGAGGCATCCGCCAATTGATTCTCTAAAGTTTCTCTAAGTGCCGAAACCGCATTTAAAGCAACTGGTGTTCTGGCTCCAACAAGGTCCCACACTTCGTCATATATTCTTTCTTTAGCACTCCCAAATCGCTCAGCAGCTTTAACCGTTGCTTCACGAATGACCTGCCCAGCACCTTGTACTGTTTTAGGATCTCCAAATCCTGAAATAATTTTATCAACTGCTGCTTTGGTCTGAGCCATCACCTTTTCAGCAGCGTCTTGCATAATATTGGTCGATGCAGGAGTAGACCCCAAACTTTGTTCAAGTGTTCCTAATGTTCTGCTGCCTGTAGATGCCCCAGCAGGAGGGTCAATGCCAAGTTTCTGAAATCTACGGTACATTTCTTGAGCAGCAGCTTTTCCGCCACCAAGTCCTTTCTGTATCACTGGACCGATAACGTCCCCCGCCTTCTGGCCAATACTCCCCATTGCGAGCTCGGTTCCTGCGGTTAGAGACCTCTCAGGGAGTGAGCGAGTATCCACCGTTAAACCGAAAAAGTTTGCCATAGCATCAAATGTCGATCCTGCAACAGCATTCCCCATCCCTGCACCTATAATTGCCATCGTCGGTGCAGTTACCACTGCTGCTGGGCCAGTTGCAAGACTCGAGACAGTTCCTGCTGTAGCTCCCATACCTGAACCTACCACCTGAGTTATTTCTCGAGCGGACCCAGCCACATCTCCAACGTCTATCCCTTTAGGATTGTGAAGGATAAAGTTCCCATCCGGATCAGAATAAACAAAATTGTCTTCTTTATAAGCCAATGCATCCGGATAAAAACGTCGCAATGTAGCAAGTTTGTCTTCTGGAGTTTGAGCTGAACCAACAGCTAGCCTGACTCGCATGGGCGAGCCTTTCTCTTTATTAATAAGATCTTCAAATTGTGGAGATGCTCTATATTTGGTGATTGCGTTTTGAATATCCTCTTGGCTTGGGGTCGATCCAGAATAAACAACTGTTACTTTGGCTTTTCCCATTTTCATAATTATCTTTTTGGGTTGGGCAGCTTGTGTTGCTAATTTCTGTTTCAGCTTTAGCATTTTGTCTAAAAGGCTTTCTTCACCCCCTGATTTTACCTCAACTTCTTCAGCTTGATCTGGGGCAGCTTCTTCATCCCCTGATTTTACCTCAACTTCTTCAGCTTGATCTGGGGCAGCTTGATCTGCCACAACTATTTCCTCAGGGGGAGGAGGAGGAGGGACTTCGTCTTCTGATTGTACAACATTTGCTGGTGCAACGCTGTTTGGCTCAACCATTGTAACTGGCTCTCCAGCAACCTTGTCGACCACGACAATTTTGTCCTGCTCTGTATCCAAAGGTGGAAGTCCAGTTAATTCTGTTTCAGCATTGCTTAATTGCACTACCATTATTTTTCTAGCTCATTAAATCTTTTCATCATCGCTTTTTTCTGCTTATCATTTAATTTGGTTATATCAACCTTGGACAATGCTTGTTCATCCATAGTGCTAAAATCGATTTGCTTTTGAGGACCTGCTTTAGCCTCTGTTTTAGGAGGAACCTTATTCTCTGCCTGTCCAGCAGTTATTGGTTTTCCTGAAAGATCAATTTCAACTTGATTATCATCATCTTCTGTACCTGTTCCTGGCTGGCTTTCTTCAAATTCCTGTTTAAGGGAAGGAAGCATATCACCTTTAAAATCGATAACGACTTTTTTCGGATCCATACCTAATTTTGTCGCTAAAGTTTTAAATACTTTTTCATTGTTTATATGGCTTTGGTATTGCGTTCTCATTATTCCTTTAGCCCGAATTAAGAAATCTAAACGAATGCCTTGTTCCAATCTTCCCTCTCTAGTCAGAGTTTTATTGTAAAGAGACCAAATTCGTTGAGGGATGCTTCCAGAATTCTCAGCGTTTGCAAATTCCCCTTCACGAACAGTTGATCCAGGATCAAGCATTTTCATGTAAGCAAAAATCAAAGATAAATCTCCTGCAGGGCTTGGGTCTCTAGCAGCGTCTTGAATTTTCAAATAAGCATCTCTGAGTTTTATAAATGGGTCTGATAATTTTGTAAATTCTTTTCTTACACCTGCAATTTCCGTCAGTTTTGCATCACTCTCGTCATCTAATGAATCCTCCACAGCCTTATATTGCGGGCTATTTCTATTATATCCTAAACCTTCAAGAATTTTAAGATCTCCTATTATTTTCCCTTTCTTAGATTGGAGCTTATCACTAGAAGAAGTAGTTGATGGCTTAGGCTTGAGGCCCAGAGCGATCTGCATTTCGTTTTCTGTTAACTCCCGACCCAAAACCTTTTCCATATCATCTATTTTCTCTTCCCAAGTCTGGGTGCCCTTAGCAAGACCAGCCAAATTAAGACGTTCAGATGGGGTAAGATCTCGTCCTAGAATCTGCTTAGCTTCTTGCAACTTAATTGTGCCAGCATTATTAAGCTTGCGTTGGGCTGCGAGGCCAGAAGCAATCTCGGTCACGACCTTGCGCTGTTGAGTTGAATCAAGATTTTTCATTATCATTGGATTTTCATCGATAAGCTTCTTAGCCGATAAAAAATCCCCTCGACTTGTAAAAGCATCGATGGAACTTAAAACTATAGCAGAGCGTCCAGTTTCTATTTGAGCTAGCTCTTCAGATGGATCAAGCCCATCTTTCATCCCTGCAACTTCTTTATCCCACTCTGCAAAATATTCATTAATTTTCCCTGGTTCCTTTAAGGCTCGAGCTGTTATGCCTCCTACCTTATCTTTTAAAAAATTTGAAACAATTTCCTTTTGACGAGCAACACCTTTTGCTGCTCCATCAGCTAAAAATCCGGCATTGGCTGCTTCCAGCTGAGCGGTTAATGCAGCAAGGCTATCTGCAGAACCTCCATGCAGACCTAACAGCTCATCTTGCTTAGTTTGAAGTTTTCTCCTTAGGTCTGCTATGGCTTCAGGCTTTGATAAGTCCGAAGTGTCTGAGGCAGTTTGAAGTATCTTTGTGGCGTCTTCGCTGTATGTTGATATTTGACGCGCTCTGTCAATCGTGTCTGCGCGACGATTGACTGCGTCCATTGCATTCTGTACATTTGTAGCTGTTGAAGTAAGAGCAGAGCCTGCATCAGCAAGCTGTTGGGACTGAACTTTTTTCCCTGCAAAAACTGCTTCAGTGTCCATATTCTGAAGTGGAGTTTGGTCTGGTGTTGTTTCCTCAGTCCCAAGACCTAAGGACATAGCTGTAGGAACTGTTGCCATCAGAATTTTCCAATCATTTTGATTTTTACCATGTTCCTCTCTCGTACCATTTAGCCCCAACAGCCCCACCACTTTGGAGGGCTGTTGTTGTAGCAGAAAATAAAGGATTTATAGCTTCGGCAGATGCTTCTCTGGCAGCAGCGTTTGCACGCATATTACTAGAGTCTGCTAAAATAGCAGATGCCTCTCTGGCTGCATTATTACGTATTCTTTCTTCGTCTAATTTTCCCCTCTCAGGTATCTCTGCAAGAAGGTTAACTTCTCCTGGTGCTGTTACATCTCCTCCTTGCCCAGCCACTGTTACTAATGCACGACTTTCTTGAGCTTTAGTTAATAACTTTCTGTCTCGAGCCTTTTGCTCTCCTCGTTCTATAACATCTTGCGCTTGACGATCCCTTATTATTGCATTATTTCTATCAACTGCTGCTTGATAATTAAGTTGATCTCTTTGTGTCTGAGAAGCGGTATATGAACCAGAGATGGTAGCCAGTGTTCCGACAGCACCAACTACATCCAAAACAGTTAAAGCTGCTGCACCTGATCCAAAAGTGCTTGCCATAGTTGCAGCTGAAATTATTTCACACATTAAGCCACCTCTTTATAAAAGTGATGGAATGGCATATTATAGATGCCATAAGGTTGTGCCTCCTCAACTGTAAACCCAAGCCAATGGAGCCACTTTAAAGTAGCTTTGTTTCTTGAATCACAATAATTTTCAATTATGTTAAATTCTGCTGAGATGTCCATAATTTCTTGTTTATTTTCACGCAGAAACTTAATTGCATGCTTTTTCAACAAGTCTGTTCCAAGAAGCCAAATAATCCCTTTGTCCCCCATTAGGTTTTTTCGACAAACTCCAAACATACAAGCAATTTCTCCATCGACTAATCCAGTTCTTGCCCTCTCTGATTCTTTCACACTATTAACAAGAGCTTCTAGCGGTTTGGATCGGTTAGATGCCCATATCTCTTGTATATCAACCTCACGCATATTGTGAGCCATAAGGAAAGTGTCCTCTAGTTTAGCTTCTCTTACTTCGTACTCATGAACCGACATCTGTATCCGCCATCATTGAAAGTATAGTCATGGGCAATCCTTGCTCAGACTTAATCGCTATACCAGCCTCTCGTGCCCAGTCATCACTTATAGGAAGCTTGATAAGATCTGTTAAAGTTGAAGCTGGATCTCCCCATAATTCGGTTGACCTGCTTGGATATTCTTCTAGCGTTTCTTCATCCGGTCCAATAAATAAACCCCTAGAGTCTTGGACTCTGACAGATACCTGTTTTACAGCTTTATTCTTAGAGATAGTTGCTCCAGCCTTAAGAGAAAGATCTAAAGGCAAACTTTCGATGGTTCCGTCATAAGATAAACCAACATGAACGATAGAAGAAGCATTAGGAAGTGTTATAGATCCACTGCTAACAGTTAATCCTGTAACAAGATTGCCATCTGCTAAAGCTATAACAGATTCCCCTTCAATATGATCTAGGCCTGTAACATTTGTTACTTCTTCATATAATTCCCCACCTGAAATATAAGCTGTAAAAGCTGATGCATCTGTATTTTTATAAACCTTACCTCCAGAGGTATAAGTGCCATAAGCTGACGAATCAACGCCTATTGAGAATGATGTATCGTTTATGACTGTAATCGTATAGCCATTGCCATTTAACTGAGTCATCCCACCAACACTAAGAAAACCAACCTCGTCTCCTGTCGAATAACCGTGATTAGTCAGAGTTGTAACAACTCCAGGATTAGCCCGTGTAATTGCTGTTATAGTGTTTTCGCTATCAGTGTCTAAAAGTTCAAGAGTGTTCGTTGTTTTCTCAATAACTATAAATCTATCATTATTTAGTTCGATCATACCTGATACATTTCTAATTTTTACATTATCCCCATCACTTAGACCATGGCCTGTGGCAGTTATAACGCAAGGCTTTGCCCTTGTTGCTCCGCTTATAGTTATTGGATTATCTAACGTTAAGCCACTGTCTACAAAGAAAGCGTCTTCAATAGAAGAGAATTTACGAGTATGAAGAAACTCGATATATCTTCGTGTGGCTCCGTTTATTGTGCGTTTGACGATAACATAAAGAACATCGCTCTGCCCTTCAGGAACACTAGCCACACTTTCAAAAGCAGCATTAGTACCGGAAGGCTCCCATATCGACCAAGCAAAAACTTGATGCTCTTGGAGATACGTCATAACAATAAGTTTACCATCATCTCTAACACAAGCTACAAGATGGAAAGGTCTTTCTGCATATGTCCACTCATTAATAGTTTGGCTTTCAAAAAGATGTCTTGCAAGAATAGTAAGATCCGAGCCAGCATAAGCATCAGTGTCGAATTTATACCCAAGGCTATGAATCTCAAATCCTAAATTAGCCTGACCTGAGCAAATCAGCAAATTGGATTTAATAGTTAAGGGGGGAACATCGGTCGAACCAAGATATTCTTCGATTGATAATTTTTTCGAAGCTGGTGTTATAGCATCAACGTCCCCTCCAGGCTTAAGAGACCAAACTGCACCAGAGGTAAATATAAACAACCTATCTTGAAAAGATCTAAAGTGTCTGACTTCATTTCCTCGGCCAGTAACAAGACGAATTGTAACAGCGTCTGCATCACGAGTAGGAGAGGAAACATTCATATTTTCAAATTGACTTGTTTGACTCATCCAAACAGTTAGAGGGTCTGTGGTTGTATTGCCCCAGACAGATCTTTGCTCATGCAAGCCAATTGCCCCAGGATAATTGGTGGCTGTCTCAAAGGGTTGACGCCATTTTGGGGCAGTATCATCTAAATCGGCAGCAATATTATCATCTGTAAATGAAGTTTGATCTGTTGACCCGATAAAACCAAATAATCCATTATCATCTTTGTAAATATTATAAGAAGATGCTCCAGAAGCAGCTGTCCATCCTATCGTATTATCTCGGGTAGATGCACTGTTAGTAACTTTTACAAAAGTTTGATTTGCTGATCCTCCAGAAGAATATGCAGTATGGCCTGATCCATCTTCACCTGATAATTCAAATGTATTCGTTGTTTGGCCTGCAACAGTAAATCTTCGATCGTTTATTTCAACCATACCCGATATACCTGAAATATGCACCTCATCGCCATTTGCAAACCCATGTGAAGTGGCAGTGATAACAACAGGATTAGCTTGGGTTGCTCCTGAAATAGTTTTAGTAGTTGTATTAAGACCGATTAAACTTTCTTCCGCTGTTTCTTCTGCAACTGCTGTTACAACGTATTTATCTGTTTCAGAACCAGTAGTATTAACTGTGACACTTAAAGCTGTTGGGTAAGCCTGATCGGGCTTAAAATCTATTGCAGAAAGAGTCCAATTGGCTGCCCCTGTTCTGACTAATTTACGAGGAGAATGTGAAGTGTGAGTTAAATAAAGAGTGTCGTTAGACTGCCGGAATTTGAGTTTTTCTAATTGGGCTGTAGTATATGGAGTTGTTATAGTGTGAACTACAGCAGCAGTCCCTGAAGAAGAATAAGAAGTATAGGCTGAACCATTTATATCAACCCCATCTATATTTTGTAATTCAAAAGTGTTTGTCGTTTTGTCTGCGACCTTAAAATATTTCCCATTTATTTCTGTCATTCCTACAACGCCAGTTATATAAACCTCTTGGCCATTAGTAAAGCCATGGCTGTTGCTTGTTATAACTACTGGGTTAGCAGAAGTTGCAGCAGTTATATTTTTAGCTGTTTCAAGAACTGCTCCTCCATCACTATACATCCTAACATAAAGGTTACCGAATTCAAGGATGTAGGCTTGCTCTTCATTAAACTCAAATGGGATCAATCTTGTTTTTTCAGAACTAGTTTTAATCTCTTTTACAAATTGAAATCCTGCACGATTACTAGTCCCACCTTCTGCTTGAACAAAAAAGTTACGTAATGTCTTGACGGCTGTTCCAAACTTAGAGAGATCAACCCTTGAGAACACAGAAGGGGATATCACGCCACCGGAAAAAGCAATTTGAGGAATTTCTGCTGGCATTTCTAGATTCTTCTCCCTGATTTATCAAACATAGACGGGAAGTCTCTGCGCTCAGACTTGTGCCTTTTGATAGCTTCCATGAGAACTTTATCTTTTGCTTTTGATCCTGAGGCAGCAGCTTTCGATGCTTCTGATTCAGATTTGAATTCTTTTGCCTTTTTCCCTGTTTCAGGATCTTTGAACCCATACTGACTCATTATATTAAATGCTTGATCTACAGAAACCTCTTTCCCGTCAAAAATCGTTGGGATGTTAACCCATTTTCCATTTTTTAATTTAACAGTAGTTGTGCGCTCTGTCGAATAGCTCCCGTCCGGATTAGATATTATAGGCCGTCCGTTTGGCAAATATCCTACGATTTCTGTTCCTAATGGTCCAAGTTGTGGCATTAAGTTCTTCCTCCGATCCTAGCACGTTCCCAAGGGGAATCTAAGTCCGGGTCTTGCTGGCCTTCTCCAGAGTCAACAGCTTGGGCAGCAGCAATTGTATTTCGATAAATTGTAAGTGCTGCTTCTTGAATATTTTCACTTCCACTTAAAGCTGGAGCAAGTTCGCTGGCAAGGTACCAACTCAAGGCTTGTATAAATCCGGGTGAGAACAGGGTCGTGTTGTCTACATCTTGAGTGTAAATTGCTCTGGCGTCTTGTAAATCGGTTAGAATACTTAATCCGCTACCATCCTCTTCCAGCTCAATAACATAAGGGACAGGGGAGCTAGTTTTATTTAAAGGCTGGATGTTCCTTATCTTAAGACAATTTGATGGATAATCATAACGATAATTCCAAGTCGTCGGAGACATCGGATCAGAGCTTATATCTGCAAGAGTAACTCGTTGGGTTGCAAAATTCCAATCGTGATCTGTAAGAACAAATCTTCTGCACACATCATAATGGATCCTACACTGAACGGCTGTATTGCCTGTGTCAGTGTCCAAATTGGCAATAGTAGACTTGGTCTGCTTTATGTGAGCAAGAGCTAAATTGCAAATCTGTGCTTCACTTACTGCCATATTAGATCACCTTATTTTTTCTTCGTCGGTTTTTTACTAAGAACTTTTTTCATGGCCTGTTTGGATGGGCGTCCTAGCTTACTGCCATAAGTATCTTTACCCTTTGGCATTGCTAAGTTTCCTTTCTGGTTATTTTCTTGCCCGACGCACGCTTGGTTTTAGAAGGATTTTTTCTTTCGGGAGCTTTTCCACCTTCCCACGCTTCATTTACATCGGGAGTTGATTTATCATCTTTTTTAAATCCCCCATCAGCATTACGTGCGCGCTTAGGTTTAGCTGGTCCTTCTAAAATTTCTACATCGTCAGGTAATGAATCTGCTAATATATCAGGTACATCATTAGGATTATTGCTAGCCCTAAATCGGCCATGATTACAAAAATAATCCCTCTTAAAGTTGACCTTCATAGTTTATTCCTTCCAACTATGGGAGGTGAGTTGCCCCACCTCCCTGTGGTTGATACTAGTTAGTAGCGTCGGGTAGATCCTTATAAGCCGAAGCAGTAGACGGATCAAACGTCAAGAAGGCATTAATTGTGCCTGCTGTGGTTGTCGTCGTAGCTGTAACGGCAAGAATTCCGAGATACCTTTCATATACAAATCCCTGTCCAGGAAGAGCACCAAAATAAATAGTGCCTCCTACATTCAGCTGAACAGAGTTTGCAGCAGCATCGTCAGTAACAAATGTGTCAGTAACGACGTGCTCGGTTGCACTTCCATCAGTAGCAATACCTGCTGCTGCATCGGAAGCAAGTTTAAACTGGAGAGTCCCAGCAGATCCACCAGTGATGATTTCTGTTCCACCTGTACGAATGCATAGGTAAACAGGTTGACCACCGCCAATGTCCCGAGCAACTTCCAAATCGATAACGTCGCCAATAAGTGCTGTACCAGCAGAAGCTGCGACAGACACATTGTCAGCGAACTCAAGTCTTTCGTCCAAGATCATTTGATGTCTCCTTTATGATCTAACAGTTAACTGACTAATGCTTCATCAGCGGAGAGGCTATCGCACCGCCGCAGAGGAATGCCCGAGAAGTTGGTGACCATCTTTCCACCAACATTATCAATAGTCAAAGTAGAACCAGACGTAGCGTTGGTGCACTGCCTACGGACAAACGACATAGTGTTCCGAGACATATACCAAGCAGCCCGACCTAATGAAAGGTTAGGGATTTGTGTCATAGCTTGGAACATCAAGTCGGGTAGATCAGCACCAGATGCTGCATCTTTAGTTAATGCAGATTTATCGATGTTAGCGATCCTAACCACATAACGCCAGTCACGGACACAAAGTCCAGCGTCCCAGCGATAGTGAGTACGATATGCTTGCATCCGGCCAGTATTGGATCCGTCAGAAGCATCTTCAATAGTCACTTCACCAAGATCAGAACGCTGTAAGCCAGCGACTGAACCTTTCGGGATAATACCAAAGCAGGTCTGAGGAGACCAAACAACGAGCCAAATTGACGCGTTATCTGAACCACTTCCACCACCAGCGATGATGTTATCAGAATTGTCTGCACTTAGATCATTGAAGCGGGGAGAGAAACCCGTAAACGCTTCTGGCTCAGAATCTTCGTTGCCATAGAACATAGTGTCGACGATTTCCTGGTTGAGCCCTTCGAGATGGGCTTTCTCTTCAACCATACGGAAGGCTGCGGTGTTGTTGGACAAATCGGCCAAAGCCTTATCGACTTCTGCGTATGCTTCAAGCATACCACATGTGTCGTCGACTTGAGCTTGTGAGCCCTTGTCCGGTTGAACGCCGCCATACATTTTACGCCACGTTGGTGTGGGCAATCCCGTACGGATTGACGTTCTGTTACCTGTGGTGAGGTTCCCCTCAACCCAGGTCATATCGTCAAGAACCTCATTTGTCTCTGCAAGGATTTCGACGATGTCGGCTATCCCACCATCCGGATCAGTAGCTTTTGCCAGATCCATCAAGGTCGGATTTTGGACAGATAGTGTTGCCATTTGCTTTTCTCCTTATCTAGCTACAATCAAGATCTTGCACCTTCATGACCTTTTTTGACGGTGCCATCTTCATTGTAATGGCTTGGATACATG